GCGCTGCACACCGCCGACTTCCCGCTGAAGAAGCTGATCGAAGGCACCGATATCACCGTCACCTGCGAATTCAGCAACGGCAAAGTCTACGTACTGGCCGGCGCTTACCTGGTCGAGGAACCGGTCTCCAAAGGCGACGACGCCACCATCGAACTGAAATTCGAGGGCATCAAGGGGACCTGGCAATGAGCGGAGCAGTGAAGCTTCAGGTGGCGATCGAAGCCCACGGCGAGCCCCTGACCGAACTCGTCCTGCGCCGTCCGACGGTGCAGGAAGTGCGAACGATCAAGGCGCTGCCGTACAAGATCGACAAGAGCGAAGAAGTCAGCCTCGACATGGACGTGGCGGCCAAATACATCGCCGTGTGCGCCGGCATCCCGCCGTCGTCGGTCAACCAGCTGGATCTGGCCGACCTCAACGCGCTGAGCTGGGCCGTCGCGAGTTTTTTCATGAGTGCGGCGTCGGAGCCATCACCGACCTGATCGCTGTCGCCTATGACTTGGCCTGGTTCTGGAAGGTTGACCCCGAACAGATGATGGCCAGGCCACTGGATGTGCTCCGCGAATCGCTGGAGCACGCGCAACGGATCAATGCGATGCAGCAGGTGCAGTGATGGCAGACGAAGAGAAGAAAACCCCGAAACCGGTGCTGATCACCGGCATCGATGAACTCTCGCCCAAACTGGGCGCCCTGCGCATGAAGGTTGAGAGTTTTAAAAACAATCTCGAGCAGACCGGCCTCGGCAAACTGGACATCAGTGGTCTGTTCAACGGCGGCAGCGTGATCACGCCGTTTGTAGACGGCATCAAATCGGCCGCAGCGTTCCAGGGCAAATTGAGCGAAGTCAGCGACACGGCGAAAACCGTCGACCTGCCCGCCGCGCCGACAGCAGCGACACAGAACATGAACGTGTTCAGCGCGTCGATGCAAAAGGTTTCGGCGGCGGTGGACGCCGCGCTGGTGCCGGCGGTGGGGGCCTTGGTGGTCGGGCTTGAGCCGATGCTGACGCAGGTTGGCAGCCTGCTCGCCGACAACCCGAAACTGGTCGAAGGCCTGGCGGCGGGGGCGATTGCCTTCTCCGCCATGCAAACCGCGGTCACCGGTATGACGCAGGTGATGGACGTCATGAGCATGGTGCTCAAGACCAACCCGATCATGCTGATCGCCCTGGGCATTGCCGTGGCGGCCGGTTTGATCGTGGCCAACTGGACGCCGATCAGCGCGTTCTTCACCGGGATGTGGGAGGGCGTGAAAAACGCCGGGGCGAGTGCGATGGCGACGTTGCGCTCGGTACTTGACTGGCGACCGCTGGCGGCACTGGCGGCGTTGTGGGAACCGGTCACGGGATTTTTCTCCGGAGTCTGGGACAAGGTGATGGCCGTGACGGCGCCAGTGATCGACTTCTTCAAGTCGGTTTTCTCGTGGTCGCCTGCCGGGGTGATCATTGAAAACTGGGGGCCGCTGACCGGCCTGTTCTCGGCGATCTGGGAATTGCTCAAGGCCTTGAGTGTGCCGGTGATGGCATTTCTCAGAAACCTGTTCGATTTCTCGCCGATGCAGATGCTTACCGATGCGTGGGGTGGTGTTGTCGCGTTCTTCGAACCGATGTTCAGCGGCCTGCGAGAAGTCGCGCTACCGGCTAAAGAATTCCTCGTGTCGCTGTTCGACTTCTCGCCAATGCAGATGATCACCAGCGCCTGGGGAGGCGTTGTTGCGTATTTCCAGCCGATATTGACGACGCTGCAATCGGCTGTGCAAAGCACCCGGGATACTTTGCGGGCACTGTTCGATTTTTTCCCGATGCAAATGCTCACCAGCGCCTGGGGTGGGATTGTCGGGTTCTTCGAACCGATCTGGATGGCGCTGCAAACGTCTGTGCAGCGGGTCAGAGGCTTTTTCACCAGCCTGTTCGAGTGGTCGCCGCTGGAGCAGATTGCTCAGTATTGGCAGCCGATCGGTGAGGTCTTTTCGGCGATCTGGGGCGTCGTGTTGGCGCTTTCCGCGCCGGTCGTGGATTTTCTGCACAGTCTGTTCGAATGGAAACCTCTGGATCAGATCATCGAGAGTTGGGGGCCGATCACTGAGTGGTTCGGCGAGTTGTGGCAAAAGCTGCAAACCGTCATTGCGCCTATCAAGGAGTTGTTCGAGGGTGGCTTCGCCGGACTGATCGCCAAGGTCACCGGCAAGGTCGAAACGCTGACCCAAGCGCAACGCGAGACCAATGCCGAAGGCAAAGGCGAACTGGCACCGGCGTTCTTCGCTGCCAGTCCGGCGCCTGCTGGCAACGGTGCACTGCAAAGCGGTTCGTTGCCGCAAACCTCCAGCGCGCTGATCCAGCAAAGCGCCGCCAATAACCGTACGCAACTCGAAGGCGGTCTGACCGTGCGCTTCGAAAATGCGCCGGCGGGCCTGCGCACCGAACAACCGCAAACCAATCAACCTGGCCTGGCCGTGTCTTCACGCATCGGCTATCGCTCGCTGTCGATGGGAGGTTCCCAATGAACTGGCGTGACCGTTTATTGCCGGCATCCTTTCGCGGTGTCGGTTTCTGGATCGACCAGGCGAAAACCCCGGTCGGGCGCAAAGGGCAGTTGCATGAATACCCGCAGCGCGACCTGCCTTTTTTCGAGGACCTCGGCCAGCAGGCCAAGACCCACGATCTGACCGCGTTCATCATCGGCCCCGATTGCCTGGAGCAGCGCGACAAGCTGCTCAAGGCGCTGGAGCAGGGTCGTGGCGAGCTGGTGCATCCGTGGCTCGGACGCCTGCAAGTCAAGGTCGGCGAATGCGACATGACCCACACCCGCCAGGATGGCGGGCTGGTGACGTTCGCCTTGAAGTTTTATCCCGATCAGCCGCTGCCATTTCCGACAGCCACGGTCAGCACACAGAAAGTGCTGCTGGCCAAAGCCGACGGTCTGCTGGGTTCGGCGGTGGCGCGTTTCGAACAGGCGATGACGCTGATCAAGGCTGCGCGAATCGGCATCACCAACCTGCGCAACAGCCTTACCGGCGTCTACGAGGTGATCAAGGAGCAACTGAAACCGTTGATCGAGCAATATCGGCAGATCACCGAACTGGTCAAAGCCGTGAAGGAGCTGCCCAGGGAAGTGGCGGCAGAATTCAAGGGTTTGCTCGGCGATATCAAGGAGCTTAAAGCGTTTGCCAAGGAAGGCTACCGTGGCGTGATTGCCGACGTGTCGCAGCAACTCGAAGCGATTCGCAAGGCCGATGCGCCGAAGATCACCACCGGCAAGGACACCAATGCCGCAGCGCAAGCGATGGCCGATCTGGTGCAGGACACGCTGATCGTCAAAGTGGCGCAGTGGGTCGCATCGATGCCAGTGGCCACCCGAGCGCTGCAACTGCCGTCGACGCCCACCGTTGCTCAGCAGGCCCATCAGCAAGTCACCCGCCCGGAAGTCCCGGCCACGGATGATTTGCAGGCGCTGCAAAAGGATTTGGTGGAGGCGCTGCAAGGGGCGAAAAACAAGGCCGATCCTGATCACTATCAAGCCATTAGTGACGTGCAGGATGCCTTGGTTGCGCACCTCAAGGCCGTGGCATCCTCGGGCGTGCGACTGGTCAGCAAATCCTTTCAGGAAAGCCTTCCGGCACTGGTCATAGCGTACAAACAGTTTGGCGACGCCACGCGAGTCACCGAAGTCGTGCAGCGCAACGGCGTGACCAATCCGTTGTACCTCCCGCAAAGCGATGTGAAAGTCTCCAGGGAGTGAACCATGGACGAGTTGGATAACCACGTCACGCTGACGGTCAACGACATGGAATACGGCGGCTGGAAAAGCGTCGAAATCACTGCTGATCTGGAGCGTCAGTTCCGCACCTTCAAGCTCGACATCACCTGGCAATGGCCGGGGCAGACCGTGGATCAAAGGATCAAACCCGGCGACCCCTGCGAGGTGAAAATCGGCAAGGACCTGGTGCTCACCGGCTACGTGTTCAAGGCGCCGATCCGCTATGAAGGGCGGCAGATCAGCCTGACCATCGAAGGCAGTTCGAAAACCCAGGATCTGGTCGATTGCGCCGCCCGCAACCTGCCCAGTCAATGGCAGCAACAACCCTTGCTGACTATCGTCCGCGATCTGGCGAGCGAATATGGACTGTGGGTCGTCAATGAAATCAGCGAAACCACACGCCTGAGCAAACACACCATCGTGCCGGGTGAAACGGTATTCCAGTCGATCGATCGATTGCTGTCGCTGCTGCGGGTGTTTTCCACCGACAACGAGCTGGGCCAGTTGGTGTTGGCCAAACCCGGTAGCGGCGGGCGTGCCAGCGATGCGCTGGAGCTGGGCAAGAACATTCTGTCGGCCAATGCACCGATGGATTTCAGCCAGGTGTTCTCCGAATACCGGGTGATCGGCCAGCAAAAGGGCTCGGATGCGAAAAGCGGCGCGGCGGTCAGCGAGGTCGAGTCGACGGCGGCGGATCTGAGCTTCAAACGTCGGCGCACCACGGTGATCAATGAAGGCACGCAGCTGACCTTTGAGTTGGCGCAACAGCGTGCCCAATGGGAAAGCGCGACCCGCATGGGCCGGGCTCAGGCCACCACCTATCAGGTGCAGGGCTGGCGGCAGAGCAACGGTGATTTATGGCGCCACAACACGCTGGTGAAGGTCAAGGATCCGGTGCTCGATTTCGATGGCGACATGCTGATCTCCAAGGTCACTTATTCGTTGTCGGCGCAGGGCTCGGTAACCACCTTGCAAGTGGCACCGCCGCATACCTTTGATCCTGATCCGACTCCCCCGAAGCAAACCTGATCCCGAACCCTGTGGGAGCGAGCCTGCTCGCGAAAGCGTCGCCAGCCTCAACATCACAGCGCCTGACCTGCCGCCTTCGCGAGCAGGCTCGCTCCCACATTGATCCCATTCGGGCGACTCTTTTCAAGGACACCCCATGAGCCTACTGACACGCCTGCTGGCGCGCGGCACTGTCGTGCTCGCCAATTCGGCTTCGAAACTGCAATCGCTGCAAATGCGCCTCACCGCCGGCGAAGTCAATGACGACCTCGAACACTTCGAACCCTATGGCTTCACCAGCCATCCGCTGGCCGGGGCCGAAGGCGTCGTCACCTTCATCGGCGGCGACCGTTCCCACGCCATCGCCCTGGTCATCGCCGACCGCCGCTATCGCTTGCAAGCACTGGCTGCCGGTGAAGTGGCGATCTACACCGACGAAGGCGACAGGATTCATTTCAAGCGCGGGCGGATCATCGACATCGAAACTGCCACGCTGAACATCCGCGCCAGCAGCGCGGTGAATTTCGATACGCCGGTCATAAACCAGACCGGCAAGATCGTTTCCACGGGTGATCAACTGGCCGGCGGCATCAGCCAGATCAAACACGTCCACGTTGGCGTGCAGGCCGGTAACGGTCAGACCGGCGCGCCGGCAGGAGGGCAATGATGTTCATCAGCCAGAACCTCCACGCCGCACTGACCCGCGCCGTGCTCATCAGCCTGTTCACCTGGCGTCGCGCGGCCGATGACGACGCCCTTGATGACGATGAACGCTTCGGCTGGTGGGGCGACAGTTTTCCTACGGTTGCAGACGATCGCATCGGCTCGCGGCTGTGGCTGTTACGCCGGGTCAAGCTGACCCGGCAGACGCAAATGGACGCCGAGTTCTATGCCCGCGAAGCCCTGCAGTGGCTGCTCGACGACGGCCACTGCAGCGCCATCGACATCATCAGCGAACGCCTCGACGCCCAGCGCCTGAACCTGCGCACGGTCCTCACGCTGGCCGACGGCGAACGTCTGGACATCAACCCCGATAACAGTTGGCAGGTGATCTATGCCGTTTGAAACCCCTTCGCTGCCGGTGCTGATCAAGCGCACCCAAAGCGACCTGGCCGGCGATTCGCTGCGCCAGTCCG